ACTTACATCAATAAGTTGACCACGGAAGTCAATGATACCTTCGGCGTGTTTGCTGACCAACTCAGGCCAGAGCGGTTTACTGTCTTTCATGGTTATGACTGCAAACCCTGAACGCCAGTTGACGGGGCCGTCTTCAAGGTAGTCAATGAACTGCGGCCCATCCGTTTCGGCCAGCGTCCCGGTGTCTACTCCCCAACGGACGCCATTGTAATCCGAAAACGCCGCGACTTTTAGACTGTGCAAATGTCCGGTAATGATGGTTGTACCGGCAGCGACTGTATTGTTGTGCGTTGCGTGAACGCCGCCTTTGTAGCGATGCTTGACCACTACGCTATCTGACAACCAGCAGGACCAGCACGGATGCCACTTGGGGAAATGATCTTTAAGCGCCGTACCGCCGACCCCTTCAAATTGGGGTATGGCCTCAGATAAGCGCGTTTCAAAGCGCGAATCATGGTTACCTAGCGGCCAGATCAGTTGTGTGTGATGGCGGGCCTTCTCGCAGGCGTCTTCAATCTCTTTAAGTGCTTCCTTGCAAGCATCAAGTTCTTGCTTCACGTTTGGGACCGCGCCCCAATTTATTCTAGGGTGTCTGCTGATCGAACTTCCGTCAAAAATATCGCCGTTGGCGATTACAACGTGCGGTTTAAGTTCGTTTATTGCCCATAACAGGCCCTTAAAAGCGGTTGACCGGATACCGGGCCAGAAGTGTGCGTCAGAAAAGATGATGGCGATGCCATCAGTCAGGCCAGCTTCGTGTCTGGCTTTTTTGATATGGATTGGTTTACCAATTGCCAGTTTGATGTTTAATTTGCTTTCTAAATTGCGCCGCCGAGTGTGCGCGCGGCGTTCAGAAATGCCAGCAATTCTTGCTACTTTAAGTGGTGATTTGTGCTCTTCCCATAACCGCAAAAATTCTTCGTCCGTGATTTTTGGTGACATTATTCTTCATCCTTTTAGGAGAAGCACCCCAAATACCACAGTTTTGTTGCGGTTGGGTGACCCCCCGAGGTCATCGGGGGGCCTAATCATTACTCGTCAGTCTGTTCGTCAAACTCTTCAACTTCTTCTTCTTCTTCAACGTGAGCTTGGAAGAGAGCGTCGGCGGTTGAGGAGAACAGCGAAGACAGCGTGAACTCGTTGATGTTCGATGCTTTAGCAACCAAAAAGGCGACCGAGAACAGAGCGTTCAGGGCGTCAACTGGCTCAGAAGCGTCGATAGCGGCAAGGATGTCGTCTTTCATGTGAGGCTCCAAGAAAAGGAACTTCATTTTACGAACTGACGATTACCGTTTAATGAACTTTTATTAGCATCGTCAGCAGCATCATAATGATGGCCCCGCCGCCCGTGATCAAGATCTGCTCTAGACGCTTGATCCGGGCGTGGATACCGCGCGTCTCTTTCTCGATACCTTCGTACCGAATCGCGCAGATGTCAACGTGGGCGTCAATCTTGTGATCGACTTCAGATAATGTAACCATCATGGGGCCAGTTGGTTTTGGTTTTCAGAATAAAGAGAGTTTAACGCAGCGCGCCCTGCAAATACCGGTACATTTGCGCCAGCGCCTTCGATAACTTTTGGCCGCGCGCCCAGACGCATTTGACTAGCCAGTCTGTTAATTTCCTGCTCTCGCCGTATGGTTGCCAACTCACGCGCAGCATAACCAGCACCGGCGGTATATGCGCCGAACGGGCTTACAACAGTAAAGATAGTTGACGCGGGCGTTAGCGGCGTGAACTTCCCTAACGTGCGAAGGATGTTTTGCGTAACCCCACCTTTGGCGGCGTCCTTAATAGCTTGCTGTTCGTCCGGCGTAAAGAACCGCATTTTCTTTTCGTTTTTAGCCAGCGCCGACAATTGCGACGCCATGTTTCCTTCTTTGTTTCCTTGGGAAACGTCGGCGCGTTCGATGATGTCGGTAATTAGCTCGCTTTTTTTCATCTTGGCGTAGTCAGACTTGGCAGTTTTCCAAGCCTCAAGCGCCGCAGGATCTCGCACTATCAACGCTTTGTTGGGCGCGTTTAACAAATAATCATCAAACTCATCCAATACTCTACTCGCGATTAAACGCTCTTGAGGGTCGGGACTTTTAGCCGCACCCCCAATTACTTTTCTAAGTGCTTGCAACTCAACAATATCTTTAGGTCGGTCAGATTTAAGTTGGGCCATTACCGCGTCGATTTTAGGCGACAAGCCTTCTGCGTACCCAACTTCAGACCGCAGTTTGCTAGGCAGCGTGTCCATGTGCTGGTTAAATTCTTTCCTAAAGAACTGAAAACCAGAGTTATCTAGCACTTTATACGCTGCGTCAGACTGCGCTTTCAATTGCTCAGTTGACGGAACTGCTTCACGTTTTGTAGGCCGCAGACCCGCCGCTCCGCTAACCGCAGTTCCTGCGAGTAGACCCGCCAATGGGCTATCCGTCGCTTCGGTTACGCCTTGCGCCGTAGCCGCCGAAACTGGCGCGGTAACAATCTGACCAACTGGCGCGCGAGCAGCTTCTTTACCCGCCGCGCCAAACATCCCTGGCATCGCCATAGCGCCGCGCCCAGTTGCTACCGATCCAACAGTACCCGCAAGCGCGTTAGTGGCCGCGCCAAGCATACGTTCACCAGAAGATTCTGGGCGGGGGCCGGGAAGGAAATTTGAAATAACTTGAGATGGCGTTCTTAGGTTACTGTCGGCAAGACGGTTGTAGCCTTGAACTAAAACATCGGCAGCGGGAATTGCCAAACCACCAACTAAACCACCTACCGCCGCACCGACTGGGCCAAACGGCGCACCCATCAGCGCGCCCGCTGCGGGGCCAATCATTGCCTCGCTTGCAGATCGTCCTACGATACCCGCTTTCCGTACTGCTTCTTCACCCATTGAAGGTTTGGGCGCAAGGAAATCAAGGATCTCGTTTGACTTGTACCCAGACGACAACGCTTCGCTTACGCGCTTGTCGCTTTGCTTTAGGAAGTCAACGATCTCATCGTCGCTGTACCCGCGCCGCCGCGCGGTGTTGATCTGCTCGCGAAATTGTTCGCTCATTGTTTTGTACCAAAGATAGTTTTTAGCCCAGATAATCTATCTTTTTTCTCTTGCTCAGATACAGACTTACCTTCCTCAAGAGCTTGCGGCATAGCCGCAGTCGGGGTGTAGTATTTAAATACGTCAGCGGCAGCGGGATCGGTTTTCATTGTACCTAGCAACGTCTGATGGTTAGACCACAACCGGCCAGCCAAACGCTGCGATACATTAACAACGGTTTGAAGTTCTGCGATAGTCATATCGGCAATATCGCCAGACCGCGCGCGCTCCAGCAACTTGGTTTCCGCGTCTGTGATCTGACCTTGGCCTTTCAATTCAGCGCGGCTTTGCAAAGTCAAGTCAGCCATACCTTGAATAGCGGTACGGGTGGCGGTCAACTTTTCTTTATCGCCAACGCCGGCCATTTCAAGAACTTGAGCAAACTTAGTTCGTATGCCCGCGCCCGGACCAGCAATCACGTTGCCGGTGTTAAGCGCGTCCCGCACAGAATTCGCGGCAGTCATAATTTCCGTAGCGCCTTCAGCTTTTACCAAAGACGCTTCGGCGCGTTGTCCAATCGGCGCGGCTAAACTTTTCCCGGGGGGCGTGTTTGTGGCGCTGACGTTTATGGTTGTAGTCGGTTTGGTAGCCATTCGAAATTTATCAAATGCCGCTTGTTGATCAGGCGTCATACTCATGTACGCATTAAACAAGCGTTGATCTGCTGGCATTCCTTCTGGCGCGGGGGGCGTCATCATGGAAACGTCGCCCAACATCAGCAATCTGTTTGGTTCAATTGATTGCATTTTCCTTAAAGCATTTACTTGTTCGCGGGCTTGTTTTGCCGCGTCTTTATATTCTTTAGGGTCTCGTAACGCTTGAATTTCATAGAATCTAGCAAATTTTTCTGCTCTGGCTAACTCGTTTTGTATCTGTTGCTTAAACGCATCAGGAATTAAAGCATTAGTAGACGCTGCGGCAGCAGGGCTAACATTGCTTCCGCGTTCAGCAGTTCCTACAGTAACCCCCGCCATTCCCGGCGGCGCATTTGGAAACGTGCGTGGGGCAGCACCTTCCGGCCCTGTCTCAAGCATTGAAACACTTAACGGCGCTACGCGTGACGTTATTGCGCCTTCTGTAGGTTGGATTGGTTCTTCTGGGTTAAGTTTTTTGTACTCAGCTATTCGATCAAGACGATCAAGATGCTCTTGAATTGCACCAGCAGCTTGCCTAATTTTAGCGTTTGGGTGAGCAAGCATTTTTGGTACTGCTAATCGCAGTTCTGGCCCACCCTCTTGTGTAATTGTGTTCTGTATGTTTGTCAAAAATGTTTTAGACTCGTTTTCATTTGCCAAATCCTGCTCACGGATTTGCCGCGCCGCTTTATAATTTCTAAGTTGTTCCATAGCAACAGCATCCTGCAAAGGATCTGGCATATTGAACTTGGGCGCTTGGTAAGCGTTGACGATTGACGGATCAAGAGGTCGAAGTGCCATGTCAATTACCTATTTTCAATTGGCGCTGGAGTCCTGCCGTAGAAATCAGCCAGCGCATTTGTACGCTGCCCGTACTGATACATTTGACCAGCTTGACCAAGTGCTTGATTTAAAGCGTTTTGACCACCAAGATAACCAGAGGCGCGGGCAGACCCAATGTCTTGCAGATTCTGACCCATCTGCGCACCGAAAGCGCCGTATGCGTTAGTTAACGTACCTGCTGCGGTCTGCCCTACGCCCGCCAATGATTGCAATGGATTAAGTTGCGCCGCTCGCTCGGTCTGGTAACGGTTAAAAGCGTTTTGATACTCTTGCGATGCAAGGTCTTGACCGTAACGCTGCGCCCCTTTAAGCGTAGCGCCAGACAACAAACCACCACGCGCTGCTGCCGTGCGGTCAAGTGCTTTCATGCCTTCTGACAAGCGGAACCCGTAGCCAGGGTCGGCTTGGTACTGATCCATACCAAACTTGGTATAGTCAGATAGCGGAATCAGTTTGTTAAGCGCATTAACGCCGGCTTGACGAAACGGCTCTTGCAGTTCAACCTGACGCTCAAACATTCGTTCTTGAGCATCTTGCGCGGCCTGAGTTGCTTGCGCTTGTACATTGGCAGCGTTTTTAGCGGCAGACGCGCCACTAATGCCAGAACCCAAAGAAGCTCCTAACATTGCTCCGGTTGGTCCACCAACTAAAAACCCACCAACACCACCTAAAACTGGAGCTAATTTGTCAAGCCAACTCATTATGTTACCTCCCGCCCAGAAACCCGGATGTTGATTGCGCTGGCCGTTCCAGCAATTGTACTGATAAAGTCGCCGACACCTAGAACTTGCCCAACCAACTCTGGGAACGTGTAGACCTCTGATGCGGCCAACGTCTTGGTCTTGGTGATCAGGTTAGTATTGCCAGCAGAACCAGCCAGTGTAACCAAGTTGACGGAAATTGTAGCAGCAGAACCGCTGATGTTGGTCGCCGTAAACTTGTCAATGATTGCGGTAAGACCAGTCGCGGTGTACTGGGTCGTTTGCGAGGACTCCGCGTACTTGGCGGGGACTAAAACTTTTACTGAAACAGCCATGTAAAGATCCTTTATTCAAGCATGAGGTAGCTGCGAGAGTCTTGCTCCCATTTTCCGGTGGTGCCGTTGTAGATCAGCTTGTCACCGTTAGACGGGTTCATTGCGCTCACATCAGCCAATTGCGAAAGCATAGCGGTTACTTGTGCGGGCAGCAACGCCAGCGAGTCAATCTGCTTTTGCATCTCGGCAATCTGCGACACCAAGCCCGAGCAGCAATCCGTCAATACGTCTGGGGCCGGTAAAGCAACAACAGGCGGTAGCGTCTCCACAAATTGCGCCAGCGTTTGCAGTTCCGCATCAACAGAAGCAATTGTTGACTCGGCGCTAAATGTAAGCCCAGAGTCATCAATAATCGCAATCGCTGCGTTGTTGAGCGACAAAAAGAACAGATACCAAGCGCGGTCAATGTACCCCGTGCGCGGGTCAACCAGCGGCACCCGTGGTGGAGTGATTGGCGTGGGGTTTGCGTTAGGGCTAGGCATTGGTCGGGCTAAGAATCAATTCTGCACCCATGATCACCGTCTTGACTGGATCGGTGCCCGAAACCTCGTATACCCGATCGCGCAATTTTAGGGTCATACCTAAGCGCCGCCAGAACACCCGATGATAATAAGCGCCAATCTTGCCAATTGGCGACCAGTGCTCGTTTGACCAAGTGTGACCCGCGTCATCCGACCAACGCAACATTACTTTTGGGTCAGCGCCTTGCGTGGCAATTGCTTGCTGGTCTGCGATCAAATAGTCGCTAGCTTCAGTAATTAAATAATCGCCATCTTCCGTTTGTAGGTAAATGTCTTCGTTTACAACAAACCCGTTTAGCCCAACGCCAGACTCACAATCAAGTTGTAGGCTATGGTGCGCGGTGCGTTTTAGGTTATTCTGACCAGTTGGCAGCGCCCGCCATGAGCGCAACCACTTTTGGATGCTGCCGTTGTCAGCGTACACATCTAAGTCAAAAGCGTAAATGTTGCCGTTGGCATAGTCGCCAACAACAATCTGATTGTTAAACGACATCTGGCAGTTGCTGCGGTGACGAGTAAACTCACCGTTTACCCAACCGGCCCGTTCGTGCCACGCTTCCGTAGCCGCGTCGTACACCCAAGTAGCGTTGCCAGTTGGGAAAATCAGCACATAGAAAGAATGACCGCCCTGCTGGTACGTGTAAGCAATCGCGTCAGAAATGTCACTGTATTGCTGGATCTGCCATTCAATTGCATGGGTAGAGATGCGCTGGCCGGTGTAGCCGTTGGCACGGTAGACCATGCCCTGACCGCGCCGATCACGCCCAAGCCAAAACATCCCGTTGTCCATCTTGGCAACAGAATATGGTGCAGCGCAACCTAACTCATTAAACGCGCCTTGAATGCGTTGCAACGGAAAATCCGTTGCGCCGGAGTCATACCAGACTTCAATGGAGTTGGTGCCAAACGCCCACACTTCGCGGAAGTTTGCAGCTACCGCAATCAAACCATCGGGCGAGCCTTCGGTGCTGGCAAATTCCAGCGGGTCAATAGACGTACCGTCTAGCAGCGCAGTCACCCACAATTTCTGGCTGTTGGGTTCGTTGAACACAAAGTAGCCGTCCAGATAGCAGACGGTTACAGCGCCGGGGAAGTCAGGATCGGTGATTGCTCCAAACGCGCCAGTCGTGTTGTTGTAGATGTAACTAGGGCCGTTAGCCGCAATGAACAATTGCGTACCGTTGTCAGCCATGCTGACGGGGCCTGTGCCAGCTACGGTCCCCAAAAGTGTCGCAGTGTAGGAGTTGTTAATCTTGTACAACTCGGTGCCAGACACTACAAAGCCGGTGCCGTCTTGAGACGAGAACGCCCATACGCCACGGATCGGCCCGCCACCGATTGTTGCCAACAGTTTGAGTCCTGGCGCTCTGTTTAGGAACGCCGGTTCCTTACCTGCTTCCGGCACAATTTCCGGGAACAAGTTCACCATTCTGTTGTCGGCGGCGTTGACCGACCGAGCAACATACGCCGATCCCAAAATGGGACTTTTCATCAATAATTCCCGGCGTACACGTTAAACCGCTGGCGCGTTGCAACGATTGCATACGGCATTGACATCACATCGTCAGGATTGTTGATGCGCTTCAAGTTACGTTTGCTGGTCATAGCAATACGCTGCACTTGCGGCGAGGGTTCAACGCCAAACTCCGGCGCGATCTCCATCGCTAGGTTATAAGTAAACGCCCGCAGGTAACCTGGGGGAAACGCCAACGTGGTTGATAGCGTTGCCGGTTCAGACAACTCTTGCACGCTAATAAAGTGAAACTCTAGCAAGCGCGTTGGCTTGGGGTAAAGGTAAATGTCGATGTCTGGGTAGGTCATGTTTACGAACATGACTTGTGGATAAGTAGACGTTACAGTCTTGACCGCAATACCATCGTATTGCTGTTGGTTGATCAGCTTGATCCCGTAAGACACATTCGTCTGCGGATCACGAAAATACGTTGCGTCATCAACCAGAATGGGACGAACAGCAGTACCGTTTAGACGTACCAAAGACCCTGACGGGCCTAGCGTGGCGTTGATTGAACCGACAGGCCAATTAACGATCTGGTCTATGGTTGAGAACACCGACAACCGCTCAGTGTTCCATGAATCAATCATCTGATTCATTGCCATCAGTGAATCTTGCATCACTGACGCCGATGACGTTTCACCTTCTGCCAGAACCCCCAACAAACGCAGGGCGCGGTTGATCTGATCGCCAGCCGAATATGTTGCCATCGTAAACCTCAGTAGACGGGGCCGAAGCCCCGCCGTTTAGACAGTGCAATGAATGATAGCAAAGTTGATGACAATTGCCTCAGACAAAGTGCCGCCCGAGATGTTTCGCAACGTAATACTAACCGATCCAGAAGCTAGAGAGTTAGCAAAAACGTTGTACGAACCAGGGGTTGTTTGACCACCAGCAATAGTCAAAATTACTGCATCGTTTGCGCTAATCAAAGAATTGTTTAGTGTAAACGTAGCATTCGTGGCGGCTGCCAACGATGCGTTGTTCATTGTAATTTGACCAGCAGACTTGTTCAACGTAACAGCCGTTGATTTGCTGGTTGCTTGCGTGACAGTACCTTGGGCTGCTGCGCTGTAGCCGATTTCAGTGGTAGCGTAAATTGTCGTGCCAACAATCGTCGATGGAATAACAGCGCCAATCGTACCGCCATCAATATCTTGATCGCTATAAGCAACGCCAATAGATTTTGTATTACCCATTTTTAATTCCTTTAAAAAAGGGGAGAGCTTGTGGCCCTCCCCCTTAGATTTAGGCTTTTAGCCCAAACGATACACAACGTAAGTACCGTCGCCGGTCTTACGGAAACGGAACAACTGGCTGGTTGTAACAGCGATAGCAACCAAAGCGTTGCCGCCATCGGTCACACCAGTGTTAACAGCCAACGTCACCGCGCCGGACGAAGTGCCGATATTGACGATTGACAGGTCAAAAGTGCTGCCGACCGTAGCGTTAGGAACAGCAGTATCAATTGCCGTGCCCAAAGGCAGCGTGTACGTTGCGGCAGACGTTGATGGGTTAGCCACCAACATTTGACCAACGATTTGCGCTGCGGTAAGAGTTGCAGTAGCCGTAGCCGTTTGAGGAGCGGCCATAGCGCTCAGGATTGTTTCTTGACGGTTACCAGCACCAACTTGGTAACCACCACCACCATTAGGGAGAGCCATAATAATTTCCTTAAATTAAATTAACCCCAGACGCGGCAAGCCATCTGCGGACGAATCGTGCTGAAGCCATACAGAACGTCAATACGACATGGCAGACGGTCGTTGTTAATATCGTACTGGCGCACGACACGCAACGAAATACCGTTATGCACTGCGCGGGCAGCCATATCAACACCCTGCGGCAGCAACAAGTCAGCCGTGGCAAACGTGATTGCGTCTTTGTGGTAGACCAAGTTCTGTGGGTACTGAGTTGATGCAGTTCCAACAAACGTGATAACCGCGCTGGTGGCTGGGAACGCATCAATGGTAGCCAAAGCATTTGCCGACGTGTAAAGCGCCGGAGAAATTGCCAAGGTCATTGCAGTGCCCGAGGTCACGCTGTTGTCAGCGGTCACAACGAACTGCTGCAAACTGCCAGTTGACTCACGGGTCTGTGGGTTAACAGCGTACACGTTAGCAATGGTGAACACGTCGCCTTGCTTAACCGTCTTGGTCCCGCTAGAGAACGTAATGGCGAGGGTCGATTGACCTTCAGCAAACGTGGCGCTAGAAGAAACAATAGGCGAAACAGGGAAGTTACCCGTGGTGTGCTGCTTGATCGACTGAGACATATTGATCTCGTCAAACCCAAGAACACCAGTCCCCATCATGCCGTTCTTAAACTGCTTGGAGATTGTGTCCGTAGGATTGAACAGACCCTTCATGCCTTCAACCAGACCAGCGTTGGCAGCGGGGTTAACCGTTGCATAACGTGGCGACATCACAGCGGCGTTCTCGTTCAGCTTCTGCTGCGCTTGCAACAAAACGAGCGAGGTTCCTGGCGTGGTGCCTGGGGTGCCAACCGTGTTACCAATTGCTTTGTAAGCATTGGCAACGTCAGCGTCAATGCTAGAGGCCAACTGCGAGATACGCGGCTTGAGGACGCGCTCTGCAAAGTCATCCAACTGCATTGTCAGTTCGGCAGACGTAAAGTTCACGCCGATATGCTTCTGCGAAGCCACGGTCAGGGTTGTGAACTGCTCGTTGTCGTCCTGAACTTGCAGGGCAGCACCGTCGGTCACCAGAGCGCGATCGGGCAGACGAATACGCAGGGTCGAACCGATCTTTGCGCCTTCAACAGCAAAGCTGTCGTCGTACTGACGGTTGACGTTACGGGTAAGAACCAGATTGTTTTCCAAGATCTCCAGGGCCTTCCTGGTGATCATGTCAATCGTAAGAATGCTATTTGACATGGTAATTCCTTAAAAGTTAGCGATTCTGAGCTTGCCATTTCTTAGTCTGGCGCAGCCGTTCTGCTTCAATCCATTCCGAGGCAGACATCGTTTTGGTGGACCGGGGGTCCGTCGTGTCGTAACTCGGATTGCCTGAAGTTCTGGCAGTTACCGGACTAATCGGTGCGGGCGCGGACGTAGTACGTTTGACCGGGACATCGTTGGCTATTTTAGCCTCAATGCGTCCAATCTCCTTTGCTTGCAAGATCGGGCTAAGACGGGAAATGCGATCTGTCTCTTTTGGATTGGACCCGAGGTAGTAAGCTACATCAGGGCCAGCATCAGAGGCTTGAATCGCTTGCGCCATCACGGTCGTGATTTTGAGGGTTGGGTTGTACGCAACTTGTTCAAAGTCATCGTATTTGGACCGAGCCTCTTCCTCACGTTCGTGGTATGCCTCAAGAATCTCCGTCTGTTGACGATGCTGTTCTCGCTGCTCGATTAGCTTGATTGCTTTGGCTTCTGCGTAAGCATCGACCGAATCAAACTGATCTACGGGCGGGACATCAACGGCAACGGGCGGCGGTGCTTGACGCTCACGCTCCCACTTTCGCTGTTCTCTTGCGAGACGTTTTTGAATCGCGGCATCAAGTTCCTCTTGCGAGAATGTCTTGGGCGCAACTTCCGGCGTATCTACTACAGGTTCCGGGGCCGCCGTGGCTTCCAGTTCCGGCGCGGGCGCTACTTCCGCTTCAATCGCTACTTCTTCCGACATTTTGAATCCTAAGATTCCCCGGTCTGCTGGGCCGGTACAGTATTATGCAAGGGTTTTGTCAAGTTGTGCAAGTCTATATGCTTCAACAACTTCAGCAGTGTGGATAGATGCAGCAATAGCTTGCACTTTGGCATCTTCACCACTTACGTCAGCACCGGGCACGACAACGTGGCGGTGAAAGTTGCTGCTGATCTCAACGCCATCTTCTTTAATGGCGGTCTTGGTACGGACTTGAATAATGCCAGATTCGACAATTTCAATCAGATCAACAGAGATGATTTTTTCGAGAGTCATGATATTTCCTTTTTAGCAGTCAGTTGCGCTAGCGAATTCTGGCAGGGTTTTTAAGTGCGCGTATGCTTGCGCGATAAAGTTTCCAGCCATCATTGACGGGGTGAACTCAAACATTTTTTGAATTTTAATTTTTTCACCTGTAAAAGAAACAGAACAATTTGCTTTTTCTTTTGTTCCAGTGACTGCCTCAACCTTAATGTAAAAAACATCTGAAACAGTAACAGGATTAGATTCAACTTTTACCCCATCAAACAAAGCAATTGAAGGACAGGTTTTTGTGATTGTTTGCCTAAGTGCCATGATGACTCCTTTACCAGACGTTAAATTGTTGCAGAGATGGTTGATTTGGCCTTATGCCGGACAACGGAATGATGTAAGCCCAAGAAACACTCGCGCTTGTCGAGTTCCACACCATATCGATTGTCTCCTGTGTTGTTCCAGAACCTGCAAAAGCTATTGTGTCTGTACCTGTTGCATTCCAAGTCACAGTTGGATTTGCGGAAATCGCGTATGCGATGCCGCCTTGCGCGTTTTGCAAAACAGTGGTGATGATTCTTTTTTCAGCAGAAGCTGTAAATCCACCGACGATTGTCACCAAGCACGTAGACTGCGCCCGATATGTTGACAACGCGCTGTTTCCATTGCCTACCGTCACAAGAATGAAAGAGCAAATGTCTCTATTGGCAACCGCCGGGTTGTAGTCAAAGAAAATTGGGAACGATGTTTTGACAGTTGTTCCTGTGTTTGTTTCAGCACGCATCCGATAGTCGGAAGGAACTTCCCAAGGAAAAGTTGTCTTGTATTTAGACGTTTGTGTGGTGGTGTCCACATAAAATGGCATCAGATTGGGGTCAATCAAGTTTCCAAGATTGATCGTGAAGCTGTTATTTTGAGAAAGGCGAGTTGCTTCATCTACCATGATTGTGTGATAGGTTAAAAACCCACCTCCACCAATTGCAACACTTGGTTCTGGGTAGGTTGTATTGCCTGCATCAACGCTGACAATCAACGGAGCAGAAAGAACCTTGCAGTTTTTAAGATTGACGCTGCCAGGGTATCCCGTTTTGTAAGTGATGACGGACGCGCCGCCAGTGCCGCCAATGTAGCTGTCTTCAATCGTGATTGAAGATATGGCATTGGGTGGGCCGGGGGGTGTGTTTGAATACGTCCAAATAAACGGTCGTGCGCTTTCTAAAGACATTCGGCAACCACGGATGTTTAGAAATTTAACGCTTCGATCTGTCATTGTGCTTTGGGCACTTTCAGAAACAAAGTCAATCCAACGAGCGTTCTGAGGGTTTGGAATTTGAGAACCAAACGGAATCATGAAGTTGTCGTAGAGATTGACATTACCATCGCCTGACAAGTACAAAAGCGCATCGTAAGAGTCTTTTTTGGCGTACATCCAGCAATCACGAATTGTCATGTGATCGGTGTAATGCTTTACAAAAACTCGGGTGTCATCGCAATAAGTATTGCGGATGTCAATCATTGTTGACCGAGATTCTGCATAACTTACAGTATCAATAAAAATGTCATTACTCTGCGAACGGCAAGAGTCAATCTGTAAAAATGACTCGTTTTTATTGTTTGTGTCAAAGCGAATAGCAGTTCCAAACTTTGCAAATAAAATATTTGAAAACTTGTTTCTGTATCCACCACCAGTAAAGTTAAACCCTATATTTGTAACATTTCCAACAATAGTGGCACCGCCCTCATCCGAGGAAAAAGTGATACACGCCTGGACTAAAGCACTTCCAGCTTGTGGTGGAATATCTACGCCAGTTGCGTCTGAGAGTAAATATTTACCACTTGGAAAATGGATAACAACATTTGGTGTTGCTACAAAAGTAGGGTCAATTACCGAACCCCCAGCAGCCAATGATGCAGCGCGGGAAATAGCCTCATTTACGGCAAGTTGAAATGCAGCAGTGCTGTTTGCAGCGCCTGTTGGGTCAGCACCGTAATCCAGAACGCTGATTGGCGTTCCGCTTACCATTGAGTAGCTAGCTTTAGTGAGCGCCATAATAATCCTTAGACTTGATATGTGCCAGTGACGATTACGTTGTCGTTACTGAATGTGGTAAATGCCGCATCAGTTAATGCAACGCCGCCTGTTGAGTCAGTCTGAAAAATACCAACTTGCGTTGTGTTTTGATCCATGACACCAAACAATGCGCCAGTAAGCAACGTCAAACTTTGACCTGTAACGCTAAAAGAATACTTGTGGTCATTTGAAGATTGAGAGGTAAATGGTAAATTACGAACAGTAACCGCACCAGTTCCAGCGCCTTTTTGCTGCACTTGAATAAACACTGTGAAATACACTGTGTTGCCTACTTTTGTATACCAGCCTGCTTGTGCGTTATATACCGATATTTCAGTAGCACCAAAAAACAATTGCGGGGTAAAAGTGCCTTCTTCATAGTCAGCCAGCAACTCGCTTGTGCCGGTGCCCGGTGTGGCAGAAAAGTCGACGCCTCCGCCCGAAGTGCCAATAACCAAGTTGCCGGTACTTAATGTTTGATTGCCAGTAAACGATTGTGCCGCATCAGTGCGAGCCACCGTAAAATTTGCGTCTGGCGTCGTCATTACGCGGGTCGCAGCAGCAGTAGGTCCGGCAACTTGCAACACACCGCTAGTTGCATTTGATTGAATTTGTTTTGGGCGCAAATCATTGTTTGCGACTTTAACCGTAGCTCCAGATTGAACAATTGGCAGTACTTCTGTCCCCGCCAGAGGAGTTGTCGCCGCCGTAAGAGCGGAAATTTTAGTATCGGCCATAATTGTTCCTTAGACGTAGTTGACTTCAATAGTTGAAGTAACTGGAGGTGCTTGAGAGAATGTAAGAACAGCACCCGCAACGCTGTACGTGTTCTTTTGCTGGTACACACCGTTGATGTACACGTTGGTGGAATTCTCACCCGCAGGGGCGCTTGCCAACGTAAATGCAACCGTGGAGCCGTTGCCGGTGAAATTGGCAATGATTGCGGTGGCGTTGAAGCTGCTCCCTACATTGTCGTATGAGGCAATTAAAACATTTGTGCTGGTTTCAAGCACAAACTTGTACAACCGTAACTGATTCCAAATTTCACCGCCGCTAGGCACACGCCCAGCAGAATTAAGAATAATTGGGTTGGTGTGCGCGGTGCTGCCAGACGATGAGGTGTACGTGGCTAATGGCGTTGTTGTGCCCGCCTCGTAGGTGTAAATCTTGCCACCGGATAGCGGAACGCCGTTGTTGTCAAAAAACTGCGCCCCAACACCACCAAAAATTGAAAGAGACACAGCGGGCATGATTTTTCCTACGCAGTAAGTGCAGCAACTTTATCTTGAAACGCTTTTATGCGAGCGTCCAAGGCGGCGGTCTTGGCTTTCAGATCAGCCTGTTGGCTGTCAATCTCAACCTGGGCCGCAGTCTGATAAGCCTCACGATCTGCCACCGCTTTTTCTCGCGACTCAACCGCGATCTCACGGTTTACCGCAGCAGCAAGCGCAGCGTTAGCTTGTGCAGTAGTATCTTTAACTTTTGCTTTGGCGTTGTACAACTCTAGCCTAGCGGCATCGCGGTCGGTCTTTGCTTCAGCCCGTAATCCGTTTGCTTCTTCACGAGCCGCAGCCAATTCTTGTCTGGCCGCTTCGCGGTCAGTCATGGCATCTTGAGCCGCAGACAAAGCACCTTGGCGAACAGCCAACTCGTCACGCACCTGTAGCAACTGCACCAAGTCCTTGGGCAACTGCTTGGTAATGTACTCAATTGGGTCAACTGAGGTTGTGTCGTTAGAGACTTGCATTTTGGCCTCAAGAATAGTAAGTGATGTTCAACTTGGCGCTGGCAGTTTGCTCAATGAACTGAATCTGCGACAGATCACCGTCATACTGTAGCGTAACACCAGCGGCCAACGGCATCCCAACGCTTGCGGTTGGAGCTACGCCATCGTCACGCCAGCGCACGGCTTGCGTTTCGGGCGTAATGATAGCAATCCGAGGGGATCCAATCAATCCGCTTATATCGCGGGGCGGTACGGTCAATTTGGTAGCAGAACTCAGACTTGTGATCTGCTGGTAGCCCATTACCGAGGTAATTGCTTTGAGGTTAATAGCCATCAAAATCTCCTTCTTTCGGTGAATGACCGAAGTTTAATCAACAATTGGTCTGCACCGACCACCACAGAATCAAAAAACCCGCCGCTGAAAAACGGCCCGCTAAAGTAAGTGTTGTAGGCCGTCTGAAAAAAGCCGCCGCTGAAAAACTGTCCGCCAAAAAATGTACCAGCTACAGTCTCAAAAAAACTTCCGCTAAAAAACGAACCACCAAAAAAGTTCATTTCGGCCAAGTGATGTCAAACGGATCATCTTGCGTAGTTATATCACGAAGCTCTTGCCGGTACGCCGCCCATTTTGCTTTGCCAACGGGGGAGTCTTCCAATTGCGTCCAGTCCGTATCCTTAAGCATCTGGTTGCGCTGAGTGCGAATGACCTGCCATTGCGTGTCAATGCGAGCCTGGAGCTCGTCAGCAGTCAATGGCTCAACGTCAACCAGACAGCACATTCCGTCAAACAGATGCGGAGCGGCAGAAACCAACTTTTCAGTTGCGTGGTTGTATGGCTTCCAAACCGAGATGACATAGTAACCCTGTTCGGCAATCCAATCGAGCGATGGGCCACGGTCGCCAAACGAAGTGTTAGGAAACCACTCTGTGTGGTCTTTAATGACCAGATCTTGATTAGCGAGTTGCATGATTACCTCGTTGGGAATGCTGCTGTTGGCGTCGTGATCGTGCGAGCGTATTTTGTAACCCGAACGTCTTGCAAGTATCCGTTTACAGGCATTGCCCCAACCCGATCTGCACCAACATACAGAATATTTGTTTGGTTAAAGTTGTCCGTCACAGCGCCGCCGCTAGTGGCATCAACCGATCCATTTAGATAAACCTTCAGGTTCCCACTTGCGCTGCCAGATCGCACCACAGCAAAATAATACCAAGTGCCTGTGGCTAATGTTGTTGTGCCAGTCAAGTTGGACGTCGTATAGCTAAACTGAAGTTTGTTTAATATTGTTACGTTGACCGACCATCCTGTTGTTGCCGTTCCCTTGCTGACAAGCCCGTAAACAACGCCGTTTGCAGATAGGTACAGCCATCCGTCAATCGTAAAATCTCCCGTGCCAAGTTGTAGTTGCGGGTTGTCAATAGCCGTCAACCAATCCCCAGTCCCATCAAACTTCATGCTCGTTGGCGACCACTTAGATACCGTGGTTGATGCTTGGGCATCTCCGACCGTAAGCGTATTGTTCTGCACCGCAGCGTCGTAGATCCCGGCGTTGGTGTAGTTAGCTAGAAGACTGGTGTTAGTAATTGCTGTAAGTGGGGTTGTTGGAGGCGTAAAAGCTGCGGTGTAAACGGCTGTGCCTTTTACCACCCGGACATTTGAAGAATATCCATTTAACGGCAAAGTAGCAGTTCTGCTGGCAGAAATGTACATTGTGCTAGTTTGGTTAAAATCGTCATTAACCGCACCTGCACTTGCAATTTCTTGAACTCCGTTGATATAAATTTTTAAATTTCCAGACGCGCTTCCAGAACGAACTACAGCAATGTGATACCACGCTCCTTGTACAAGAGTTGTGGTTGCCCCTGTCAAATTTGATGCCGTATAACTAAATTGAATCCTTGCGCCGGTTGTGGTATTTAACGACCATCCAGTTGCCGCCGCGCCCTTGCTAATTAAATTGTATGCAGTTGAAGTGGCCCCAGAAATGTAGAACCATCCTTCAATTGTAAAATCACCCGTACCAAGTTGTAACGCAGTATTATCGGCAAGACTTAAATAATCAGTGCTTCCATTAAAATACCCACTTCCCCCATACGCCGCAGCGGTGTACGAAGCAGTCGGTGAGAACGGCTGGAATGCTTGGACGCGGGGAGTGCCGTTCGCCGTGATGGTAAAGTTGTTAGCGCTGTTGTCAATGAACCTGTTGCTTTGGCAGGTCAGCAGCGAAGTATTGGTAATTGCCGTGAGCGGGGTTGTGCTAGGCGTAAAGTTGGAGGTGTAGACAGCCGTGCCTTTGACTACGCGAATATTTGAAAGATAACCGGTATAAAATGAAGCTGCCCCACCAGCGTTAACACCAATCCACAAATAGCCATTAGTATAATTTGTGCTATCAGACGCAGTTGATCCAGATTGAGAACCATTAATATACAATTTTGTTCCTGCGCTAGATCTAACTAACGCAATATGACACCAATTGTATTGAGATATAGCTTGCGAAGAAGTAACCAATAAGGTTCCGGTTCCTGTCCCTCCATACACAACAACATTACCAGCTGTGTTTATGTCAATTTGAAATCCAACACCCGCTGATGCTGACGGCCTACCAATCTCTAAAAGAACAGGAAACCCAGAAAAAAATCCAAGTGAATATGCCCAAAACTCAACTGTATAATCGCCGGTCCCCATTTGAAGTGCTACATTGTTTGAGCTATTATATAAATAGTCCGGACTGCCATTAAAAAAATTACTCCATTGCCCATTAGGCCAGTACGGAGTCACAGACCCCTGCGTCGGGGTTCCGTTGCGGGTGATGGTGAATGCGTTGGTGCTGGAGTCTAGAAACGTATTGTTCTGCTGCCCGTTAGTGCTGGTTGTCTCCAACAGCAACGGGACATACGGAAAATACGGGTCCGTAGTGGCGGCGGCAGCGGCAACTCGACCTGATTTAGATGCAGCAAACATTATGTGTAATTTTGTCCGAGTGTTGTTCCAAACCAGCTTGTACCGTTAGAGAAAAACGAGAAAATATCCCGTTTACTCGCGGTGCTGGTGATTGTTGGCGCGGTTGCGGAAGGCCAAGATACGGTTGACCAAGTAACCGTCCGGCTTCCGGTTGCGTCCTGAGAGAGGATAATAATGAACGATTTGCCAGCTACAGCAGTTGGCATTGTGATCGTTGCATTGCCCGTCAGCGTCAGGTTCTGGACAGTTCCGTTGGTCAAATCAACCGTGATTGCCGTGCTAGTGTTGGCCGAATACAGCGTCTCAACGTAGTTCGTAACAGTCGGATTAGTCAGCGCCGGAGCATTGTTGAAGACCAACAGCCCAGTGCCGGTGTCATCAGTCATCGCCGAAAGCAAGTTCGCGCTAGATGGCGTCCCCAAGAACGTCAAAACACCCGTGCCGGTCGTGGTCGTTGCCGGGGCCGCGCCAGCACCACCACCAATAACCAAAGCATTTGCCGCCAATGCAGCAGAAGATGCCCAAGCCGTGCCGCTTGAAAAGTATGGAACTCCGCCGCTAGTCCCGGCGACCGTCAAAGCCAAAGTGCCCGAAGTTGAAACAGGAGAACCCGCAACCGAAACAATACCGCCGGTAAATGACTGCGCTACGGAAGTAACAGTACCAACCGCCGCATAGGCAAGGCTATTCCAAGCCGTTGACCCAGTACCAATTTTAAATTTGCCCGTATCTGTTTCAGCACCTAATTCGCCAACGGCAAGCGTGGGATTGGCAGATGTCCATTGCGCGGCAGTACCATTTCTAAGTTGAATCTGAACGGCCATTACGGTGTACCTCCGTCAATTGCGGTAATACCGCCATAATTACTTGATGGTGTTCCACCGTCCAAATTCGGACTGCCGCCTCCACCACCGCTTTGAGTTACCCAAGACAACGTGCCAGAACCATTGGTAGAAAGCACCTGCGAAGATGCCCCATCTGCACTTGGCAACGTCCAAGTCACGTTTGTGGCAACCGTAGCCGGGGATTTAAACGCTACATAATTGCTGCTATCCGCATCAGCAAACCGCAACGCTCCTTGTGAACCTAACTGAGCGTTAGTGCCATCCCAAGTGAAATTTGCAGACCCGCCAAACGAACCGGAATTATTAAATTGGATCTGGGTGTTAGACCCGCCAGGAGTTCCACCACCGCCACCCGTGTATTGCGGAATATTTAAGACGTTGCTTACAAACGTAGCCGCACCAGATGTTCCGGTTGTGGTTAACGTAATAGGTGCTTGGTAATCAGTCCCGCTAGTGGCCGCGCTGATCGCCGTGCCGTTGCCTTTTAATACCCCTGTTATGCTTGTAGACAGCGTTATGGCTGGCGTTGTAGTAGCGTTGGCTACTGACCCAGCCAAACCATTTGCAGACACAACTGAGACGCTCGTAACCGTCCCAGAACCGCTAACCGTAGCCCAAGAAGTGTTGGTTCCGTCAGTGGTTAGATATTTACCAGAATTAGTGGCTTGAGTTGGCAACAACGCATTGATTGCCGCTGTCGATGTAGTCTGTCCAGTTCCACCGTTGGCAATATCAATCGTTCCAGACAACGTATGTGCTGCATTCCACGCGGTCGCTCCCGTGGCGCTAAACGAGCCATCGGCAGCGGTTGAATGGTTGACAGTTAATGTCATGCCAAGAACCTCAGACGGTACAAGGCGCGAAGGTAAATTTCTATAATGTTATCAATCAATTGCTGCAAAGACATATCCGTCTTGTCAACAATTTCGTACCGACAACCCTCAATTTCTTTCAACTGCTCTTCTAAGAATTCAACAATATTAGTTGTTTTTTTGGCTGTCATCAGCGTGATCGGCCCGATCAAACCGTGCCGACCCTGGTACGCTTCGGCAAAGTCATCTGCCGCTTCAACAATTAGCTCATAAAAATGACCAAGCGCCTTGTGCTTGCTGTAGCTGCGCGTGTTCAGATGTACGCTATGGGCTACATCTCGCGCCAAGAACAACAGCCCTACAAAATCCGCGCACTTCATTGCATCATCCCTTCAGAAGGCATCATTTCCATCGGCATGGATTCCTCACGCATTTCAGGCATTTGATTCATAAGGTTCTGAGACTCAATAGCCGCAGCGACCACGCCCATTGCAATGTCTTGGATCTGCTCTTCGGACATACCCGCCTGAACAGCGCTAATACGTTGCGTCTCAGCTTGGTACGCTTTAATCTGCGCCTCAAAGTCCTTGCGCTCCATGTCCTGCGCTTCCATAGACTTGCCGACATTTTGCAGCATATTGTGCAACTGATCCAATTCTGCCGCCATCGCTTGCATCTGCTGCTGTGCTGCTTGCAAAGCTGGATTATCCTCGGCATCACCCATGAGCTTGGGATCAATCGTCTTGGCAAACCGCTTTGCCATTTCCTGCGCCCCAGGCCAGTCCATGTTCTTAACGAACAGATCGCCAGCCACCGCCCACAATTGCGGGTTACCTTGCAGTAGCTGCGCCATCGCCTCAAGTGCCTCTTGACGCTTAGTGGCGTACCCCGGACCCGTTGCAACCACTACGTCGTACTTGCCAACCGAAGGATTGTAGATCTTATCAATCACAATTCCTTCTTGATTCTGGATCTTACGCACTGGTTCGGCCTGAGTCGGGTCAATCTTGACCATCTTCGTCTCGCCGTCCAACCCAATGATTCTGGCAATGCGCTGCGTGTCGTAAATTTTGGGGATCATGTCCACCAACTGGCGACCAACGTACCGTACAGCCCGTGCTAGGTTGTCTTGGTAGTGGTAAGTACCAACATCACCCTCACGCTGGCGGGCCAGAATAGCTCTGCCAGAACGCTCGTTAGATGTCATGCCCAACGAGGCGTTGTACTGCCCCGTAGCAGACTTGATGTCCTCGGAAGCACCAACTTTAGCTTGCAACAGGCCAGATGACGCCATTGGCGGCTGCGCCCGTTGGGGCAGCGGCAATATCGCGCCTTGACCGTCCGTTACGTCCGGGTTGACCTCCAAATAAGGCCAGTTATTTGTGTTTGCGGTCTTCCACTGGGTCTCGTACCCCTCAAACTGACCGCCATAACCAATAAACGGGGCCTTTGGAGCCAGCGCCAGCATTTCTGCCTCTTGGCTAGTCCAATAATTGTACATCCGTTGTGCATCTTTGGCGTTACGCACCAACCCACTAATGTAAATCCGACCCTCAACCTCGTATTCGTTGCCAATCACCCGCACAACAGGGATGCAACTACCGGCCCATTCCTGCTTTTCAAGGATTTCGTAGCCGTTAATCTTTGTCCAGCAAATCTTCTTGCGATCCGCTTGGCGCGACTTCTTCGGTTTGCCGTAAACCGCCCGCAACTCTTTGTCTTCCGGCGTTCCTTGGAACGCAGTCACATTACCAGGATACAAATTCAACGTCTGCGTGTCGTATTCGCAATAAAAATACTCAGCAATACGAATCGTATCGGTATTTAGCCACTGGCTCAGGTTCTGATCCCCTACACCCAGCGTCTCAAGCGTAGAGAGTGGAGATGCGTTAGGAAACAACCGCGCGTATTCGGCTTTAGACAAGTCCTCAGTGATAAAACACCACTCGGCATCACTGCCGCATGGGTCCTGAATCAGCGGGTCCATGTAGACCGAGAAACTATTGCGAACCCGCGCAATCTTGATGTCTTGGTCAAACGTATCGTCGTCGCAATACTCGGTCAGAATCCGAATATAACCTTCGCCATACGCAACTTGGTTCTCGCAAGCAGTATCGTAGGCCACATCTGCATCCGAGATGTACTCGATATGCCGAATCATGCCGTTGAAAATCTCGGCGACCTCAACGTCCGCGTTGTCATCAACCGGAATGACCTTGACACTAGGCCGATTCTGGCGCTGATCGTTGGTAATCTGATGTACGTGCTGCGGTAGCTTGTTAATTGTCAAGCATGGCCGAGCGTTAATCGTCTGACCCTGCACCGCACCACGGGTCGCCAGCACATCTGCCGGCCATTGCCACTGGTTATCAGGGCTACCTGCGTAAAACCGCAGGTCGTCTAGCTCATCCTCTCGACTCTCAGAGTACGCCGAGATTGCCATCGACAGGCGATCTCGCGCTGTTGACAACACATCTGAGTCGCTCTTGAGTGGTTTGCCACCCAGTGCGACGTTGCCAACAGCGTTAATACCAGTGTAGTCAGCCATCAACACTTCCAGCGTTTAAGTGACGCTTTAGCCCGCTCGGCATCGCCTTTGGCGTGGGCTACAACCCCTTCCATTCTAGCGCAGAAGCTAGACTTCCTACCCTTATCGGCTTCCGTCTTCGGATTGGGCGCTGGTGCTTTCAAATTACTACCAGTTGCGGCGTTGTACTTCTCACGCCCTTTGGCGGTCAGGCCAGCGCCCTTGCTAACTGGCAACTTCTCACCACGCCCGACCGATAACGATACGCCTTTTTTCACTTCTTTTTCGCCGTCTTTGCAGACTCTTTGAAGTCTTTAGCTGTTGGCGCTCCGGGAGTTCCGGGTTTACGCATCTTCTCGCCAGAGCCAGCAGCGATACGTGCTTTTTTAGCGTTTATATTGGCGTAGAGTCCGGGCTTCATTTCTTAGCCGCCGCTCGTTTGGTTGCGTATGCAATTGCGACTGCTTGCTTGACCGGCTTACCGGCTTTTACTTCAGTCTTAATGTTTTCTTTAAATGCTTTTGCGCTAGTAGACTTTTTGAGCATTATGCACCCATCCAAGATCCGGCCATTGCGTCACGATTCATCGTAATAGTACGGGGCCGTTCAACGTACTCACGGTGCGCTACAGGATAAGCAAAGGTCACCGCCAGCGCGTCGGCTGCGTCAGGTGATGCCAATCCTCTAGACTTCATTTCTTTCTTGCCTTCCAGAAAGATCGTACCCGCTGAGTTGGGCTTTTTCATCGGCCCAACCAGATCATCCTTGAGCATCTTGTCCTGCGGGATGCTGGCGGTCTTTAACCACTCGCGCATCGCGCCCCACATCTCAGCCCGCTTGTTGCCCCACATTACGGGGTTCTTGGCTTTCCAACCAAAATTAACTCCTCGCACCTTATACCGTTGCTCGGTTAGTCTGTCAAGTATTCCGTAACCCAAACCGCCTTCGTCTATTACAGTTAGCGTTGGTTTAAACTCGTCAATTGCGTCAATGACACGACCGACAATCGACATCGTATCTTCACCTTTGTACCGTTTGATCGCTACAATGTCACGCCCGCGTCTGACAACAATTACCGTCGAGTCCAACCCACCCCTTGCCGGATCAACCCCTATTACTATAGGCGCGGTCTCGTCTTTGTATTTAGGTCGCTTGAATGCGTCCTCGACAATCATCGGCGAGATGAACTGATCCTCGCCCGCGCTTGGGAAGTCGCCGTACACCTCCACGCGCGCCTGGATCGAATCCTCGCCGTACTCCGCGATGATCTGCTCGTAGACCTGCTTGTCCGTCCCCTCGACCGTGCGCGCATCTATCTGGCGCGTCTGCCAGAAATCACGCTTACTATTAAACGTCTCAAAGAAGTACCCGCTGTTTCTTCTGGGGTTGCTAAACGCGAACCAATAGCGGTCCAGAATGTTCTCTGTAAAGAAGCCAGCCCCGACTGACCAGATCGCGTCGGCGATACCGCTGGCCTCGTCAAAGATCAACATCATCCCGTCGTGGTTGTGTACCCCGGCGTAAGCGTCGGGATTTTCTTCTGACCAGAGTTTGCCTTCCGCTGCCCAGTAGCGCGTCCCTTTCTTTAAGTCGCGCTCGACCAGTTCGGTCAACCATTGCGCCGGGACGATCTTCGTCGCGCTGATCTCCCACCAATGGGAGTTGATGATCATCGCTTGCCACTTGGTCAACTCACCCCAGGTCACCGACCTTAACTGCGCCTCGCTATTGGCGCTGACAATGACCGTCGAGCCGATCCGCGTTGACAGCATCCACAAGATCAGCCAGCTAACTAACGCCGACTTACCAATACCCCGTCCGCTGGACACCGCTTCGCGTAGCGTGTCCATGTTGACTTTACCTTCGTTGACTTTGATGTGCTTAGTAATGTCACGCAGTATCTCGCGCTGCCATTTGCGCGGCCCGCTGAACTTAGCTAACGGTGTGTTGGGCTGGCCCCAAGGAAACGCGAACAGTACAAACGCTTCAGGATCGTTCGCTATCGCGGGTGACCACAACCGCGTCATCAACGTCTGCTCTTCGG